GCGTTGCTGCTCAGCCCGCGGCGAGGCGGGGTTTCTTCCTGTAGGACGTGTCGTGTCGTGCGCTCGCCCGCGGCTACCACCGCGGCCCGGGGTTAGCGGGAACGCGCCATGGAGGCCTCCTCGGTGAACTCCGAATCTCGTGGCGCGACGCCGGGTCGCATCAGTGTCGACTCGCCGTTGACGTTGCGCAGCCAGTTCAGGCACACCGCCGCGATCGTGACGATGTGGTGCTTCATCTTCTCGGCATTGGCCTCGTAGTACGCCCGCGGCGCCTTGCCGGTCAGGTACGTCAACAGCGCGATCCAGTCCTCGGCGCGCTTGCCTGCATCGTGCTCGGTGCCCCAGCGCTCGACCTGATGAGCCGCCTCGATGCGAACCGCGTCGAAGAAGTCGTCGGTGCGCGGCGTGTTGATCAGCGCCTGGAGCCGGTCGCGCTCGTCGCGAAGCTCGTCTCGCTCGCGCCGGTACTCGTCCCGTTCCGACTGCGCGCCCGCGATGCTGTCCTCGATCGCCTCGAGGTCCTCCTCGGGCTGCGCATCGATCGGGCGCGGTCCGACGTATTCTTCGGCGAGCCGATGGATCTTGAAGATGAGGTCGAGGCGGGAATCGGCGATCTCAGAACGGGTGGACTGCTCTTCTTCGAGCGCGTCGAGCAGCTCGATGACGTCGAGCGCCAGATTCCCCTCCGCGAGTGCGTTGTCTCGCGTCACCTCGGGCTCGCCGCGCGGATGAAGCCAGCCGTCCGCGCGCTCGCGCATCTCCTTGAGGACCTCGATGGTGAGATCAGCCACGGCTCGCCTCCGAGAACGCGGTCCGCGCCGACCGCAGCTGCACGAGCTCGCCCACCATGTCGCGCACCGCCGGCGCACACACGCGCTCGACGCTCTCGCCGGTGATCGCGCACGCCTGCTTCGGCGTGTGGTGCGGGCAGCGCGCGCCGGTGCAGTGCGGGACGCCGTGATCGTCGAGCTTCGTGACGGGCTTAGAAGCCGACATCGTCCGCTCCTTCCGCGCCGCCATCGGCGAGCGCTTGCCAGTCGAGTCCGTCGTCCTTGTCGGCGTCCGCTTCGACTCGTCGGGCAGCTGCTCGATCATCTCGTTCATGTCGATCGCGAGCTCGCCCTTGTCGTTGATGACGGCCTTCACGGCTGCCATCCTTCGCGGAGCCGCTGCGCTGCCTCGGCCCACAGCTCGCGCCAGTCGAGACCAGCGCACGTCGCATCGAGACAGCACGCGTTGCACGCCTCGTCGGCCAGGTCGCCGGACTCGGGCGCGAACTCGGCGTCGCGCACGAAGTCATCGAGGATGACGCCCGAATTGCCGTCGACGCTCGCCGCGTACTCGCAGAGGCGAATGGCCTGATCGCGGATCGTCATCTACTGTGCCGCCTTTCCCGCGCTCTCCTTGACGAACGCGATCACTGACAGCACATCGGCCGCGAGCTCCTCGCCCTGGGCGACGGACAAGAGGGCATCCGTGCGCCCGCCGCCGATCGCGAAGAGGAGCGTCGTGCCGACCGCCTGCACGCCGTACCAGGTGCGCTCGTCGATCGGCGTCCGCACGCCGGACCTCGCGGGCGTCACAACCTGCATCGGGAACGCCGAGCGCAGCTGCGCCGCGATCGTCGCCGCGATGACGTCGGCGCCGGCGGGGTTGTGCTGCGCGAGCTCGCTCAGCGCGTGGAACGCCGAGCGGAACTGCTCGATCAGGAGCGACTCGGCGTCGGGCGTGGGTTTGATAGCGGTGGCCATGGGGATCCTCGTGGGGTTGGGTGTCGGTGCGCCGTCGAGCGACCAGCTCGAGCTCGCCGGGATGGCGGCGCGGGTGCGTCAGCGGAGGACGCGTGCGATCGGGCTCGGCTCGTGGCCGATGTCGGCCGAGGCGAACGGGATGTCATCGACGTCACCGATGCGCGGCGCGTTCGGGTGCTCCGAGTTCGACGGTTGCGAGGGCCGCGACGTGTTGCCGGCCGGCCGCGACGGCGGCGAGCTCGGCCGTGCACCGCCAGCGCCGCGGGCGTTGCGGAGCGAGCTCTTCATCTGCGCGGCGAACGAACGCATCACGTCCTTCGACAGCGGCTTCTTGAAGCTTGCGCGGCCGGATCCCGGGCGATTCACCCAGCGCACCTTCAGACGTTCGACGCCGTCGTAGGTGTCGGGCTCGCACACGATCTCGACGGTGTCCGGCATCAGCGCCCGGGCCTCGTCGGCGCTGATCTCCATCAGAGCGGTGAGGTCATCGCTCTGGAAGCCCATGTAGATGAGCGACTCGATGACGCGATCCTTGCCGGTCTTGCCCTTCTTGTCGGGCGTCTCGTGCATCGTGGCGAACCACGTAATCACCTCGCCGGCATACTGCTCGTCGTCGACGACCTCGAACGGGATGGCGATCTGCATGTTCCCGTTCCCGGACTCTTCGAACTGGGCGGGCCCACACGCGCGGGCGAAATACTTTGCTTGTTCCATCGGCAACGACATGGTTTAGCCCTCCTTCGTGGACGTCGAGATCTTGCGGAGTCCTTCGAGCACGACAGCGAGCCTCGATGCGCTGGCCGTGTCGAGCAGCGCGACGATGCCGCTACGGGTTGTGGGCCTGCCGTCCGCCGTCGTGAACTCCTCGACGGCGATCCGGTTCAGCTCGGTCATGATCTGATCGACGAGCGACGGGCCCGCCGTGCCAGCGGTGCGAGCGCGCGCGATGGCATCGGCGAACGGCGCCCACGGGTGGACGGAGTCGAGTTCGAACTCCATCTCCATCGGGACGGTGAGCCGCCACTTCGCGTCCCACGCCGCCTCGTGCGAGAGGTTGACCATGCGGCGTCCGCTCGACCAGCCGCGGGCGCGCTTCTCGTCCTCGTCCTTCTTGGCGCCGCCTTCGAAGCGGACGAACGCGACGATCTCGCACCACTCCTTGAGCTGGCCAGCGAATGACGCCTGCTTGCCGTCGTACACCTTGAGCTGGAAGCGGTCGTAGTCCGGCCCCTCGGGGTTCTTGAACGTCGAGGTGACCGAGTGCGCGATCAAGATGATCGCCGTGCCCTGCGCACGAATCATGTCGAGCTTGGACAGGAACCGGCGCAACTCCTCGACGGCGGCGCGATAGCCCTTGCCGAAGCCGCCGCCGACCTTCTCGATCGAGTCGACCTTGTACTTCTTGCAGAGGTACTGATGAATCAGCGACTCGATCTTATCGGCCGTGTCGAGCGCGATGGCCGGGTAGCCGTGATCGGGGTGCGCGATCATGTCGTCAGCCATCTCGACGAGCTGCTCGTAGCTGCGCGGCACGAACTCGTCGGGTTCGCCCGGGTTGAACGGGTAGCGCGCGACGTCGAGCTCGCCGGAACCGCCCTCCGCGTCGGCGAACAGAGCGCCGGCATCGGCCGCAAGCGATGACTTGCCGACGCCCTCGGGGCCGTACACGAGCACGCGCGGGGGCAGCGCGAGCTTGCCGCGTTTGACCTGTCCGAGCCGGGACGGCAGGACCTTTGGCGCCGCCGGCGCTGCGGCTTTGGGCTGTGGGGTTGCCGCGGCGGCCGGCCGTGGTGCGGGCGCTTGCGGCGCTCTGCTCGGAGTTGGTGTCGCCATGCTGATGGCTCCTCGTGGACCGATGTGGTCCGGGTTAGGCCGCCTGTTCGGCGGTGTGCGTGGACGCGAGCTCGGCATGAGCTTCGCCACGCGGGTAAACGTGTTCGTCGTTGATATCGGCGCGGCCGGTGCAGGCCGCGAAGAACGCGCAGGTGTCGCGACCGCGCACGCACGCGTCGTGGTTCGGCGGCGCGAGGTCCTTGGCCTCCAAGGCGCGCATCGACTCGATGGTGTCGATCAGCTCCTGGCGCATGCGCGGCAGCTCGCTGTCGAGCCGGACCACCATGGAGCGGGCCAGGAACTCGTCGACACGTTCTGCCACCTCGGACGTGACGCGATCGGCGTACTCGTCGAGCGTCTCGTCCTCCGAGCGCTGGTTCGCGTGGAGCCGCGGCGCCTGCGGGTTGCCTTCGTCGTCGAGCTTCCAGCCGGTACCCTTGCAGTCGGCGCAGTCGTTTCGCTCCGTGCGGTCGCCGAACTTCACCTCGTAGTAGCCGCGACCCTGGACGATGCCCCTCTTGCCGCCGGCAGAACCGCCGCACTTCGAGCAGCCCTTGCCGAGCGTGAACTTCCTCGACTCGATGGGCGTCGCGAGCTTCAGCTCGTGCGTCGGACGCTTGAGCACGTCGTAGATGCAGCCGGCGATCTCGTAGTCGAGGCCGTACGCGGCGCCGTCGACGTAGATCGAGACCTGCGTATCGATGGCGAGCCGGCCCCAGTACGGAGCGCCGGGGCTCGTGTCGGCCGTGCTCGTCTTGTGCTCGACAACGTAGACCTTGCCCGTCGCGCACTCGCGGATGAGAGCGTCGATCTTGCCGCCGATCTCGATGTCGCCGAGGAAGTAGCGGAACTCGACCTCGACGGCGAGAACATCCCAGTCCTCGGCGCCCCAGCGGGCGTCGTACGCCGCGATGAGGATGCGCGAACGCGGCCGCAAGGCGGTCCTCGCCAGCTTGCCACGCCCGGTACCACGCCTCGATCGCCTCGTGCGTGAGCGTACCGAACGCCATCGCGAACGTGCTCGGCGTGCGGATCGCGAGCGTGTAGCGATAGAAGTGCGCGCGGTTGCACTGGCGCCAGACGCGGAGACGCGAGCTCGTGTAGAGGTTGGTGCTCATAGGATTCAGGCGGCCTTCGCCGCGGTGGAGCGCTGGACGACGATCGCGGTGGGAAGCGGTGCGGCATGGGGTGCGCGCCGGCGGCGGTACAGGTCACGCATGCGATCGGCGAGCGCTTCGAGGCACCCCGGGCACTGCGTGTGGTCGCCCTCGACCGGCGTCGTGCACGTGATGCAGATGCGCTCGGCGGTGCGCGCGGCGCGCAGATCGCGAAGCCGCTTGGCATTCGCGTCGGCGCAACCCGCGCACATTGCGGGCCCGCCTGTCGGAGCCTTGCACTGCGTGCAGAGCTTCGCCTCGCGGCGAGCGCGGTATTGTTCGCGCGTCAGGCTCACGGCAACCTCCGTGCCGGCCACACCCGGTCGCCTTTGAGCAGCTCGTTCGGCTTGCGCGACCGGCGATAGCCGCCGTGGCGCTCCTCGGCGTGCGCGAGCGCGCGGAGGAAGACGACGAGGATCGCGGCGAGGCAGGGGATGATGCGGATCACGGCGAGTCCTCGGTCGTCTCCGCCGCGAGCGTCTGGATCCGCGCGCTCCGGCGGATGTCGTGGAGCGCGTTCTTGTCCGTGGCGAAGAAGTGCGGCACGCGGCCCGTGCTCGCGCGGTAGATCATCGCGCCAGCGGTCTGCGGGTCGAACTTCCGCTCGAGCGCGTACCCAGCCTCGCCAGCGAAGTGGATCGCGAAGCCCGCGCGGCAGTGCGTCGTTTGGTAGGTGTGCCACGCGCTCATGTCCAGCGCGAAGCCCTCCTTCTCCACCGCGTTGAGGATCTTCGCGTCGAGCTGCCCGACGACCGGAACCTCGGGATGCGCCGCCCGATACGCCGCGGCGCGCTCTGCCAGGAGCTTCGCCTCGTCGGCGTCGGTCATCGTGGTGCGGCGGACGTACGGCGTCGGCGGATCTACCTTTTGGGTGCTGCTCGGCACGTTCCTGGCGTCCGCGAGGTTGGCGCCCGCGAGGTAGGCGTCCGCGAGGTAGGCGTCCGCGAGGTTGGCGTCCGCGAGGTTGGCGCCCGCGAGGTAGGCGTCCGCGAGGATCGCACGGCTGAGCGCGGTGCGCATCGGATGCTCGTCGCCGTCCTCGACCTCGGTCTCGAACAGGACGGCGCTGGTCCAGCGATGCTTGATCTCGATCTTCTTCACGGGCGATCTCCTGTAGGCGTGGTGATGACTTCGTTGTTGTTGCCGTCGAGCGATGTCGCCTTGTCGTCGGTCCAGTGCGGATTCGCGAGGGCCTCGCGGATCGCGGCGGGGGTGACGTCGGCGACCGGCTGCTCGTCGTTGCCCGCCGCCTTGATGGGCGGCACGTCCTCGGCGTGCAACGTCGCGAGCGTGACCGACGATTCGTGGTCTTTCGCGACGACGATGCCCACCATACGTTTCCGGTATCCGTACGAGTCGTGGATCCACTCCTCGATCTCGAAGCCGTGCGCGCTCGCCCACAGGCGGTACGTGTATTCGGCCTCGGGATGCCTGTCGGCGAACAGCGCGACGAGCCGCTCGCAGTGGACCTGGTAGTAGCCGGTCACGATCGAGGTGAGCGCCTTGCTCTGCTCGTAGAGAGCGAGCGCACCGTCGAGGAGTTTGATGATCTGCTCGACCGTGTCGACGTTGACCTCGGGCGTGGCGGCGTTGGTGATGACGGGGATGGCCTGGCGCTTGCGGGCGTTGCGCTTCGCGCCGCAGCCATCGCAGTAGCCGTCCGTTCCGGCGGTGCCGGTCGCGGGCGCGCCGCAGTCGACGCACAGGCCGTGGGGGTTCGTGATCGCAGAAGCTGTGGTTGCCATGGCTAGCCCTCCTGGGCCGCGTGGTTGTGGATGCGCTGCGCGAACACGGCGTCGGCCGTGTCGATGACGTGCGTCTCGTCCAGCTCGAGGCCGAGGACGCCCATCGTGATGTTTGCCGCGATGGCGCGCGCCTGCCGATCGGTGAGGATGACGTTCAGCTCCGCCAGCATCTGCGCCTTGAGCGAGGCGATGACCGTCGGCATGACCTGCGACGAGTCGATGACGACCGGGCCCGTCGGCGGAGCCACGACGACCTTGGCGCGGGCGTTGAGGATCTCCGCGATGCGAGCGCGGGCCTCGGTGCGATTCGCCGCGGTGACATCGCGACCAATGCCGCGCGCGACTTGCGCAGTTGTCCACGTTGCGAGGTCGTCGTCAGCTGCCGCACGCGATTGCAGCTCGCGGATCTGCTCGTCGGTGATCGTATCGGCGGTCAGCATCACAGCACCGCCTCTCGCGCGGCCTGCGCCGCGATGTCGGCCCAGTTCTCGGCCGAGCGGTCGAAGCGGTCGCGCTCGATCTCGGAGGCGAGCATCGCGAGGCGCTCCTCCTCGGCAACTGCCTGCGCGCACTCCTCGCACCGCCCGTTCGCGTCGCGCTCGTACGCGTAGACGTGCACGCCGCAGCCGGGGCAGACCGACGCGTCGAGCATGACGCACGAGCCGCAGCGGCCCGCCGAGTCCGTCGCCCGGTGGCGGAACTCGTGGACGCGGCCGTAGAAGTCGGCGGCCCGCTCGATGACGATGGTGCCGCAGCAGGTGCAGCGCGTCGGCGTGCCGAGCAGGTGCGAGTCGGGGCCGCGATAGATGGACGGGGGCGCCATTACGCGACCTCCATCGCCAGTCGGCTCTCGTCCGCCCACCCCGCCATGACCGCGAGGCGCTCGGCGACGCCGACGAGCTCGGTGTGCTTGCGGGCGTGCGCGATCGAGCCCGCCGCCGTCGTGCCGAGGCGGTACGCCTGGCGGCCGAGACCGTGGAGGTAGGAGAGGCGGGGCTGGTGAGCGGCCTGACCCGTCGGCGACGTGCTGAGCATGAAGCCAAGCTACTAAGCGCCGCTTAGTATGTCAAGCACGACTTAGTAAGATTCCGAGTGAACCCTCCGGTTCCGACGAGAACGGCGGTTGTGCGCCATTCGGTCAAGGAGCCGAATCGCCAGGATCAGGGTCTCGGGATCGTCACCGATCAGCTCGAGCGCGCTGTCCGCTGTCATTGCAGTACCCGCCCGTCGCGGTGCGGGGATCTTCTTCGACTTCACTTACTTCTCCTCGGGGATCGCTGGCCTAGGCCGCTACGTCCGTGTTGAAGCGCAAAAGCTACGCTGACCCTCTGACCTTGAAATAACGCGATCCGGATTGGCGCGACATCATTCAGATGCCGGCCGCCACACGTGCGACTGAGCACAACAAACCCTCCGATGTTCGACCGCTACCGTGCCCGAAGCCGCTTCGTCGCCCTGCGTCGGACGAGCCTGCCACCGCCGAGAAAACGAATGCAACGAGAGATACCCCGTCGCTACCGCATCAT